GCCTAACGGAATGAATAGTGCATGGTTAATGTATAACGCTAATGTATTGCCACACGGAACGCCCATAACATCTTACCGCAGAAGTTTGCACACTCTACTTGAGCAAGGTAAAATAGAAAGAGTCGGCCAAAGAATCGGCAACCTGGACAAAAAAGAATTTACTTATAAATTAAATTTGGAAAGTTAAAACATTAACCTATATTTGCACCGTTATGAAGTGTAGGATGCTTCTTTAAATAACAAGATATTAGCCACGTTTGCAGATTGGAATCCTACTCCATCTGCGAATTGTGGCTTTTTTTATTACAAGAAAATGGTAGACAAAATTTTTTCAGACAAAACAAATGAACTCGGTTGTTATTTATTAAAAGATGGTAATTGCAATATTATCATTGGAAATCTTTACTCAGGCGCAGACGATTTTAAAGTTATTAATTTAAACAAAATTGATATTGGGATTCTAATTGATGAACTTAAACTTATTAAATCTCAAATGCTATGAGCGGATGGATTAAACTACATAGGTCAATTACTGACCACTGGTTATACACTGAAAAAAGAGTTTATAGCAGATTTGAAGCATGGAATGACATACTTTTAACTGTTAACTATTCAGATGCTAAGACAATTATTAAAGGCAAGATGTACACAATTAAACGTGGGGAAAGCATACTATCATTAGAGAGTTGGTCTAAGCGTTGGAATTGGGATAAATCTAAGGTTCGTAGGTTTTTTAGTTTGTTGCAAACTGACGCCATGATAGTTGTAAAAGGTGATTCAATAACGACACACTTAATCGTTTGTAAATATGATAGTTATCAAGGTGACCGACACGCAGATGAAACGCCAACGAAACGCAAACGAAACGCAGACGACATTCAAACGACATCAATAGAAGAAGAAGAAGAAAGAAAGAACAATAAAGAAGAAAAAGAAATACCGTCATTTGATGTTTTTTTTAATTATGTTAAAACATTAAAATCATACAATCAAAAATTAGACTATGCGATTAAAGTTAAATATAATAACTGGGTAGATAATGAATGGAAAGACGGTCATGATAATGAAATTATAAATTGGAAAAACAAAATAATGAATACAATGTCTTACATGAAGATTATTGAAAACCCAAATAAACCTCATTACCTAAACTCTTTACCAAGATAAACTATGACATACTCAGACTACGGAATAGAACTAAAAACAAGTAAGACTTCAGGAGAGGTGCAAACTACTTGCCCAGCGTGTTCTCATGAACGCAAAAAGAAAACCGATAAATGTTTATCAGTCAATTTAGATAAAGAAGTTTGGTTTTGTGCGCATTGTGGACATAAAGGAAGATTGAAACAAGAACGCAACATTGAATACAAAGTCCCTGAATGGAAAAACAAAACGGACTTATCGGATTTAGTGATTAAGTTTTTTGAATCCCGTAAAATATCTCAAGGGACTTTACAAAGGGCAAAGGTTACCGATGGGAACGAATGGATGCCAAAGGCTCAGAAAGAAATTTCAACTATCCAATTCAATTACTTTAGAGATGAAAAATTAATCAATGTAAAGTATAGAGGCAAGGATAAAGATTTTAAGATGTTTAAAGATGGGGAATTAATCTTTTATAATTTAGACTGTTTAAAAAATACTACTGATGTTTTTATTGTTGAGGGTGAAATGGATGCACTAAGCTTTATTGAATGTGGCATTTTAAATGTTATTAGCGTCCCTAATGGAGCGACATTAACCAATAACAATCTGAACTATGTAGATAATTGTTTGGATGCGTTAGAAGGCAAAAGATTTATATTAGCATTAGACAATGATACACCAGGCAGAAAGTTAAGACAAGAACTTTGCGATAGGCTTGGGGTTGAAAATTGTTTCTTTTTAGAATTTGAAGGATGCAAGGATGCAAACGAATATCTAATCAAAGAAGATATAAACCGATTTAGAGAGGCAGTTAAGAATGTCAAAGAGTTCCCATTAGAGGGGAGTTTTACAATCTCAGACATTGGCGATGATATTTTTGATCTATACACAAACGGATTGGACATGGGAGTCAATACTCATATCCCTAATTTTAATTTGCGATTTGTCAAAGGATATATCACAACAGTTACGGGAATCCCTTCACATGGAAAGTCTGACTTCTTAGACTACATTTGTTTAAGTTTACACCGACAAGCAGGATGGAAGGGAGCATTTTATTCGCCTGAGAATAAACCTACACAATTACACTTTAGCAAAATGGCTCGTAAGATATTAGGCAAGTCTTGGCATGGTGATAATAAGATGACATGGGAGGAAGTTCAAAAGGTTGGGACTTATTTAGACTCTGAGGTATTCTTTATTAAACCTGAAAAAGATTTCACAATAGAGTCAATATTGAAATCGGTTAAGATTTTAAAGAGAAGATTCGGTTTAGATTATTTTGTGATTGATGCTTGGAATAAACTTGAGCATAAGTACACTGGGAATGAAACCAAGTACATTGGTGAAACCTTAGACAAGATTGCACAGTTTTGCGAGGTTGAGAATATCCATTGTTTTATTGTGGCCCACCCGACCAAGATGCAAAAGATAAAAGATTCAGACATTTACCAAGTCCCAAGCTTATACGATGTGAGTGGCTCAAGTAACTTCTACAATAAGTCCGACAATGGATTGGTAGTTTATAGGGACTTTGCTTCAGGGCAAACGATAGTGAATATTTTAAAGGTTAAATTCTCGCATTGGGGCGAAACGAGTCAATCAATCTTTAGCTATGACCTGGCAAGTGGTCGATATTACAATGATGAATATACAAGAACTGAAAAATGGATAAAATAATAGACATAATCAAAGAAAAATTCCCAAATGCAAACTACCAACATCAAGGTAATTTGCTATGGGTTTGGGAGAACGGCAAATTAATTCAAAGATTTGATTTGAATTACTGCAAAAATTTATTAGATTGCAACGAATTACAAACATACTTAAACAACATACAAAAATGACAACTCAAGCAGACTCAAAACAGTACACCGAAAGTCAGTATAGAAGATTATACAACACTTTACTAAATGACCACCACAATTTAAAAACCAAGTTTACAAGATTAGAAAATGAAAACAAAGTACTTCAGAATAAATTAAAGAAAGAAGATAAGATTGAAATACCTGCAAATTTTCAAAGAATCAAAGATGTTATAAACGAACACTTTGGAGTTGATATTGATGTAAAGGTAAGGATGCGACCTTTTGTAATCGCTAGAGTGGTCTATTATCAAATAATGAGAAGCTCGACACAATTAAGTTATAGGTCGATTGCAGATACATTAAGCCTTAGACAAGATCACGCTACCCTGATATCCAGTTTAAACAACCATGCAGATTGGTATCAGTTTGATAAAAAATACAAGAGAGATTTTGAAGCCATTATGTTAGAATTAAATTCACAAAATGAAACAAGTTCTAATAACAATTAAGTATTCCAAAGGTGTTGAAAGTAGCACTCAAGTAATTAATTTAAACGATTTTTACAAGGCCAAATCAAGACTGGAGAAATTAGGATATAAAGTAGAAAAATTATGAAGACCTGCAAAATATGTCTCAATCAGTTTGAACCGAGTAAACCATTACAAGTTACTTGTTCTTATTCCTGCGCATTATCGTACGCAAGAGGACACATGGCGAAGAAAGTCAAGGCAGAAAACAAGGTTAAAAAAGAACGAATGAAGACCAAGAGCCAACACTTAAAGGAATTGCAAACCATATTTAACAAGTACATTAGGACAAGAGATTTACTTTTGCCTTGCGTTTCATGTGGGGATAGGATAAGTGGAACGCCTCACGCATCGCACTTTCTTTCGGTAGGTTCGCATCCTGCCTTAAGATTTAATGAGTTCAATGTTCATAGTTCTTGTAGCCAATGCAATACTCACTTACACGGTAACCTTGTTGAATACTCTTTAAGGTTGCCCGATAGGATAGGACAGGACAACTACGATAAGCTGATAGCATCAAGAGGCGATAGGTTGCAGTTAAGTATTCCTGAGATTGAACTATTGAAAACCATTTATAAAAATAAAATAAAAGACTACCTTTAAAAAATAATTTGTTACTTTCAAATAAAAAATTTAATATTGTAAAACATTATGAACGACTTAGTATACAACTATATCGATAATTTAGTAGAGAAGATTGCCACAAAAGAGGGTGGGTGTTCTCGCAACCGTAAGCCTGAAAAGGTAGAGTTTTGGATTCATAGACCTAACTACACAACAGTAGTGACAGTGACTTATAAAGAGTTAGAGAAGTGCATGATGTTGGCTTGTTACCCTGAGCATTTAATCAAGTACATTGAGTGAAAAGTTCAACATACAACTATGTGAGTTCAACGACTCAAAGATTTTTAACGATTATTGTAGGAAGTACGGTCATAGCGACCACCAAGAATTAAAGTCAGAAGTACTTACAATCCTTTTGGAACTTCCTCAACACAAAAAGGACACCATTGCTGAGAACAATTATTTAACTCCTTACGCTTTGCAGATTCTAAAATTCCAAGTTAGCCATTGTAATTGGACTGCGTTTAGAAAGAAGTTTGGCAATAGAGAGAAGTTAGTAATGTTTGATGATATTAATATAGGATTAGGATGTGATAGAAATAATGAAATTACTGATAAATTTGTAGTGTGGCGGAATTTGTTTGATATTCCTATGTATGACTTACACGATATAGAGGAAGATGAGATACACGTTGAGAAGATTGTAGCGAAGATTGAAGAGGATATGCTCGATCAAAACAACAAATACTTTTATCATTCAAGACTTTTAAATGAATTAATTATCACTGGAGTAAACACAAAACAACTAAGCAGAGACATTGGAATCCCTTATACCTCAGTTCGTCACGCAATAAAAGAATATAGACAACACCTTAAAGAATGGTTAAAATAATATACATTAACGAAAAGGATTCAGGTATAGGTTACCATCGTTTGCAAGTTCCATTTGCTAACATGGATGAGGACTATAAAGATTTAGAAATAAAGGGGACTAATGGTTTTACTCTTGACTTCCATCCTCGCCAATTTGATATAGTAGTTTTAAACCGAATGTATAAGCATGACGAGGACTATCTTTTAAAGGCAAAGGATAGCGGTTGTAAAATCATTTTAGATATAGACGATTGGATTCAGTTGCCAAACTACCATCATAGGGACGGGGTTAAGGATTCGATAGTAGAGCAAAGAATTTTGGATGCTATAAGTTATGCTGATGTTATATGGACGGCTTCAGCCTACCTTAAGGAATGTCTTAAAGATTACCACGATAATATCATATACATTTCCAATGCGATTGATTTTACACAACCTCAGTTTCAACCAAATAAACAAAAGCAGGATAAATTTACCATTGGGTACACTGGAGCAAATTCCCATCACCTTGACATAAAAAAGTTAGCTGAGCCTTTTAAAAAGTTATTAAAGAACAAGAATCATAAGTTACTATTAGCAGGGTATAATGAAGCATCAAAAGAATATTATGAATATATCGAAGGTATATTTACATCAAACTTTACAAGACCTCCAAACCAGTATCTCCGTATTGAGTGGATGGATATAAAAAATTATGCTTTATCATATAACCTATGCGACGCAGTTTTAGCCCCATTATGTTCTGATAAATTTAGTTTATGTAAATCAAATTTAAAAGTCCTTGAGGCAGCCGCCTTTAGTTTGCCTATCATTTGTAGCAGGGTCGAGCCATATCTTGAGTTTATAGATAAGGGCTTGGTGTTAACTCCAAACGGGAACTGGGATGGTGTTATGCGGTCTTTAATCGATAATCCAAAGAAAGGTATTCAGTTAGGGGCAAAGCTTCACGAATACGTCAAAGAGAATTATAACATTAAAACAGTTAATAAACTTAGGTACAATTCAATTATAAATTTAATATAAAATGCAAAAATTAGATAATTTCATCCCAGTAAAAGGATATGAAGATAAATATTTAGTAAATAATTTAGGTCAACTATATTCAATTAGAAATAAAATAATTTTAAAACCTATGAAAAATCAAAGATATAATTATTATTCTTTAATGGACAAAATGAATAAAAAAAATATATTAGTACATAGATTAGTTGCATCTCATTTTATCCCCAACCCAAATAATAAACCATTTGTAAATCATATAAATGGATTAAGAGAAGATAATAGAGCCATAAATCTTGAATGGTGTACTCATAAAGAAAATATTTCTCATGCTTGGGCTACTGGGTTATGTACCAAAGAACAACGAATGGTGGGCAAAAAATTAAATAAAATGCAAGTTGAAGAAATAAGAACATTGTATAAAAATAACACAAAAGGTACAGTAATAGCAAAAATGTACAATGTAACTAAAACTACAATATCAAATATAATAAACAATAAACAATGGTTATAATTATTTTATCAGCCTTATGGCTTAGCGGATTTGCATTCGCACTGCATGAATTTTTCCAATTCTTAATCAGTAAGTTTCCGAATAGAAAACTAAAGAAACCATTTTCTTGCGTCACGTGTCTTTCATTTTGGATCGGGTTAATCGGTTCAATAGTTATGTTAGACCCTTATTTAATCTTTTTACCTTTCGTGTTTACAAAAATAATCAATAGGTATTTATGGAGTTGAGCAAAATGCAATACGAGTTAATAGTTGATTCTATAAGTCGCTATCGTTTGACAATGGAGCATCGTTTCATGGTCTACAATGACGAGGATATCCATAAAGCAAATGTATTAAGAAAGGACTTAGGAATAGCAGGTGAGCCAGTTTGTATGTCTTGCGACGGCTTAGCATACTCGGAGCAATTATTTGGAGCGTTAAATAAATTAGTAATAGAATATGAAAAAATACATTAAGGTAGTTCACGATGGCAATGCAGGTGACCTCGTATATTCACTATCAAGCCTTTACCAATACTGTCAAGACAATGACTGCAAAATAACATTCTACGTTAGGGTAGGCACACCAAGTGGCTTCACCGATGAAACGCATCCCGTCGGTTCGGTTATGATGAACGATTTTATGTTTGACTTTATTGCACCATTGTTAAAGGCTCAACCTTATATTCATGAAGTTATCAAACTAAACAAAGGCGAGAACATGGTTGTAGACTTTGACTTAAACAAGTTCAGAAAAGAATATAAGAATCTAAGCGCAGGTAATATTCAAAACTGGATAGCTAACGCCTATCACGAATTTAGACCGAACCTATCAAAGCAATGTCTTTTTATACCTGAGAACATCGGCAACAATTACATAATCGTAAACCGAACTACCCGATACAATAACTTCTTTATTGATTATTCTGTCTTAGAGCAATACGATAATGTTTACTTTGTAGGCACTGACAAGGAGTTTAAGAGGTTTTCTATTCACAACGATAAGATACAACACTTAAAAGTTTCAAACGCCTTAGAGATGGCGATAGCGATTAATGGGTGCAAGTTATTTATTGGAGGTCAGAGTTTAGCCTTTAGCATCGCAGAACAATTAAAAGTAAAACGAGTACTTGAACAGTATGTCTACGCTCCTAATGTTATTCCTCAAGGGGGCGAGTGGTTTACATTCCACACCAACGAACAATTTAAAAACATATTAGACAAAGCATTATGATAATTTTAAAATCAAAATCAGTTATTCACAATAGTGAAAAGTTTTTATTAATGGTAGGGCATAAACATTATAATTTAGGTTTCCAAATTCAAGATTTTGGGATTCGATTTATGTTTATATGGTGGCACATTTGCATTAATTTTAAATAAAGAATTATGATAAACGAATACGAAAAAATAGGCAACAGTTACAAGAGCAAAGTTTTTGGTAACCCTCAAGACATTTATACCGACAACTATTGGTCAACACCGATAAGGTCATCTATTGACGAGCAAGTGTCTAATGTTGTAGACAAGAATAGACTTGTCATTGAAAACCTAACTCACATAGAACCAAAGATGAATTTAGAGATAGCTTGTTCGCCTGGTGTATTACTTGGTGAGATGTCAGACTTAGGATTTGAGTGTGTCGGTATAGAAGTAGATGAGAAGTACAAACCCGAAATTGAAAAGTATTCTAAAGATGCGACTCTTTGGTTTGGTTTTTTCCCTGAAGTAACTATAACATTGCCTTCAAACTATTTCTCAAACATAATCGCTTTAGATGTCTTTGAACACATTGAGGACTCAAATGGATTCCTTGAGGAGTGCAACCGTTTAATGGTAACGGGTGGACATTTAATAATTCAGAGTCCTATAATTTTAGAAGACGGTCAAATGGATGACAAGATGTTCAACGGACTTGAACATATTTGGATTTATGCGATTGAGGATTTAAAAGACTTATTACTTAAGAACGGTTTTGAAGTCTTGAAAGTAGATAGGCACATTATCGGACACGAACAAATTGTAGCTAAAAAACTATAATCATGGCTGAAACATCTAAAAGTAAACCACGCAGAGAAGCAAACGGATTCTTTGAGAAGTATGTTCAAGGCAAAGTAATTGACATCGGAGTTGGTCGCATCGACACACACGACGGTGCTGATGCCTTAACGGATTGGTGCGACACATGGGATAAGGACAACGGGAACGCTGAGTTAATGGAGTCAGTCCCTGACAATACCTATGACCTTGTTTATAATTCTCACTTACTTGAACACTTAGACCGCCCCGAACTGGCTATCATGAATTGGATGAGAATCACTAAACCTAACGGTTATTTAATTATGGCAGTACCTCATAGAGATTTGTACGAAAGACAAACAAAGATGCCGAGCAAATGGAATAAAGACCACAAATTCTTTATCTTACCTGACACCGAAGACCTACCCGACACCCGAAGTTTAAAACACCTTATCGAAGTAGGTTGCAGGAATTTTAACTACAAAATAATCAGCATTGAAACGAATGACACCTCCGATAATAAGGATAAACCAGAAGAACACGGAAACGGTGAATACCAAATAGAGACAATTATTCAGAAATTATAAACAAAAAACAATATATTACTTATGATGGGACGCAACAAATTACCAGTAAACAAATTAACTGAAGATGCAATACTTAAGTTTCCTGAAATGTCGAAGTCGGCAATAGCGAGATACTTACACGCCACGCACCCTCTTCATTTTAATTCAGTAGAGAATGCAAGGTCAATGATTAGGAAGCTGACGGGTTCGCAAGGGGACGGAAGAAGACAGTACAAACAAGTTGACCATGTGCCGAATGTTGAAACACAATTCAATTTACCAAAGTCAGAAGGTAAGTCAAGAGAGTTCTACCATTTAGACAAGACCATTACAAACGCTTTAATTTTGTCAGACATACATTTCCCTAATCACGATGTTGAAGCTTTAAGAAATGCTTTGATATACGGTAAGGAGAACAACATTGATTGTATAATTCTTAATGGGGATATCTTAGACAACGAACCATTCACGAACCACGATGCACCGCCTCAGAAGTTAACCGCAGTCGCTGATTGGTTTCAAATGGCTGAGGACTTTTTGGATATGTTAATTAAAGAGTTTAACGTACCTATCCATTGGACTGAGGGGAATCACGATAACTGGTATAAGCGTTGGCTAATGAAGAAAGCCCCAATCTTATTCAATGATGCTTACTACACAATGTCTTCAAGACTTAAACTTAGAGAAAAGGGAATCAAGTTTCATGACCAAGACGTAATATTTATGGCAGGGAAACTCCCAATCACTCACGGTCACTTATTAGTAAGGGGCGCATTCTCTCCAGTGAATCCGTCAAAGGGAATCTTCAACAAGTTAAAAGGCTCAATGCTTATAGGACATTGTCATCAAACCTCCGAACACTCTGAGAGTTTATTGGACGGCTCTTTGATAACTACTTACTCGACGGGTTGCCTTTGTACACTTGCCCCAAGCTATGACCCTCACAATATGCGCCACAACTTAGGATTTGCAAGAGTAGAGATTAAAGAAAACGGGCACTACCGAGTACACAATAAAAGAATAGATTACTTTACAAAACAAATATACTAATGTGGATAGAAGTATTTGAACTGACGGCCAAGCAAGAAGAGGAGGACTTTTATAGTCTAACTGATTGTAACGTAGTAAAGAGATACTTCCTTACTATGGATAGCTTTGCCCCATACACCGACTATGACGGATTAGAGTACACCTCATTTTATTCAGGAGGCATGGAGTGGATTAGTTGGTTAAGCATTGATGAATTTGTAGAAACTTATATTAAACCCCAAACAGTATGAAACCAAAACGAAAAACCGACAATGACAAGTACTCAAGACAAGGAGAGGCAACACCAAAGATTAAACGCCCTCAGTTTACAAGTAACTTCACAACCGACAATAGACTATTTTACCTTTACTTAGATATAATTAGACAAAAATAATATGGCAAACATAGGGAATCAATTTTGGAGATTAAGAGAGAAGCATGGCAGAGAAAGAAGCTATGAAACATTTGAAGAGTTTGAACAAAGATGCTATGAGTATTTTGAGTTTAAAGAAAACGACTATGAATATGTAGAGGAATCTCATGTTAAGGAAGGTAGTATAATGATTAGGAAGAAAACACCTCCATTATTTGAGGAGCTATACCCATTTTTAGACATCTGTAGAGGGACTTGGAATAATTATAAAGAAAGAGGAAGTGATTTTTTGACACTCATCACACGTGTAGAGGATGTTATTAATGGTCAAAAGAAAAGAGGGGCTTATATTGGTATCTTTAATGCAAACATTGTTAAGGCTGATTTAGGTATGATAGATAAAACCGAAACCAAGAATACTCATGAAGTCGAAGTGTTCAAAGGAATAGATTTAAATGTTACAAAAGACAACGGCCCAAGCGAAAATATCTAAACTAACAAAAAGGGTTAGAGTGGTTAGAGGCGGGACATCAGCTTCTAAGACATTCAGCGTATTGCCTTTTTTAATTGATTATGCTATAAAGAATCCAAAGCAAGAGATTAGTATTGTAGCTGAAACAATCCCACATTTAAGGAGGGGGGCAATGCGTGACTTCTTAAAGATAATGGATTTGATTGGGATGTATAGAGATGAGCAGTTTAATAAATCAAGCCTGACCTATAACTTTACTAACGGTTCATTCATTGAGTTCTTTAGTGCAGACAATTCAAGTAAGCTCAGAGGAGCAAGAAGAGATGTGCTATTTGTCAACGAGTGTAATAATATTGATTGGGAGTCATACTATCAATTAGCGATAAGAACCCGAAAGTTTATTTATTTAGATTACAACCCAGTTAGTGAGTTTTGGGTAGATACCGAATTGCTTGGAGATAGCGATACCGACTTTGTGGTATTGACTTATAAAGATAATGAAGCTTTGGACCAATCAATTGTAAAGGAAATAGAAAAGGCTAAAGAAAAGGCTAAGACATCAACTTATTGGGAAAACTGGTGGCGTGTATACGGACTCGGAGAGGTCGGCTCAGTTCAAGGTACTATCTTTAGTAATTGGTCCACAATAGACACCATCCCGAATGATGCAAGGTTGTTAGGTATAGGATTAGACTTTGGTTATTCAGTTGACCCGACGGCTTGTATTGGAATTTACAAGTACAATGATTCATTTATCCTACACGAACTGATATACCAAAAGGAACTAAGCAATAAAAACATATTCAATATGATACGCAATGAGCCGACAATGGTAATTTGTGACAGTGCAGAACCGAAGTCAATAGCAGAACTACAAAGCTACGGGCTTAAATGTATGGGGGCTTTAAAAGGCAAGGATTCAATACTACACGGAATACAGTTAATTCAGCAACAAAACTTATTAGTCACTAAACACTCAACAAACCTTATCAAAGAATTAAGGAGTTATGTTTGGGCAACCGATAGGAACAATAAACCAACTGGAGAACCTATTGAAATACACAACCACTTAATGGATGCAATGAGATACGGATTCACCCACATAATACAACAACCAGGATTAGGAACATACCGCATACGATGAACATTAAAACATACCAAGAACTATACAACGCCATCAAGATTGGCGACAACAATGAAATAAGAACGGCATACAATGTATTGTCAGTTCTTACGGGCAAACCTATTTCAGAATACAAACGAATGAAGTGGACTGACTTTCTTAAGGAGCAAGAGAGTGTAACCATTCCCGACATTAGTTCGTTTCCTGATGCTTGGGTAACTGAGTTTGAGGTTAAGGGAGAAAAGTTCTTTGTGAATCAATACTTAACCGATTGGAATACCGAACAGTTTATATCAATGTCTTCTTTGACTAAGGAGAAAGAAGCGATAGTAGACAACCTGCATTTAATCTTAGCGACTATGTGCTATAAGGAGAAAGACGAAGATGTTCAGATGACTGAGTTCAATCGGAGGGCTGAGTTGTTCCAACTTAACTTAGACGTGGATGTCGCTTATCCGATCGGGTTTTTTTTTGCACTTCTTTTAGTGAAATTATCGGAAGTTACCCAGTCCTCTTCAACAAAGAAAAGGAAACCGAAGAAGAAGAGCAAGAGTCGGATTGGTTTAGTTCAAAGTGGTCGTGGTATGCTACAATCGATAAGCTCTTTGCTAAGGAGGATAGGTCTAAGTTTGGCTTCTACTTTAAAATGAACGCTTACGACTTCTTGAACCATCTATGCTACCTGAAAGACAAAGCTGATAATCAACCAAAGAAATAAATGTTTTTTAGTTTACATTTCTACACCCAAAGTAAACTAAGTATAGAATTAGATTACATTCAAAATGAAAATAAGTGATGAAATATTAGACAAGTGTGCCGATGTTCTTTTAGAATGGGGCAACGCAAACGCAAATGAGATGCGAAGACTCCTGAGAGAAAGACTTAAGCATAAGAAGACTGAAAGTAATTTGGCTCAGAGTATAGACCTACAAGACCCGATAATCAAAGGTGGTGTAGTTTCAATGGCTATTGACTTAAACGATTACTGGATGTACATCGACTTAGGAGTTAAAGGACTTAGGAATAAGTCAGGCCCTAAGACGGGTTCGATACCTACAAAGACTTACACTAATAAAGACTTTCCCAATGGATTCAGTTTTAGAAACATAGGCACACCGCCTCAAATGATAAATAGCCTACAAGACTTCATCGCAAGAAAAGGACTTGAAGCAAGGGTAGGCAATGAGTCGACAAGTCAAGTAATACAAACGAGTTTCCAAATGGCAGAGTCAATGGCTTTAGCTATCAAACTAAAGGGTATTGATGGCACACGCTTCTATTCAGACACATTTAACGATGAAAGTTACAACGAACTAACTAACAAACTAAGTTTGATTATCGGTCAAGATGTTGAGTTTAGATTAATCACCGAATTTAAAAGGTAGGTATTTTCAGCCTCATTTAATATAATATAGATAATGGCAGTTACATTTATCCAACAACCTGACTTATTTGTTAGCGGTTTTGACCCTATCATTTATTTGGCGAGTTCAAACCAAACTACTCAAACGAACTTTAGATATAGGATTCAAGTCTTAGATGCTTCAGCAAATGTAATAACGGAGTTAAGAAAACCTGCTTACTACGCTGACGGAACAGTTGACTTAGACGCTCATAGAATCATTGAGAACTATTTGTCTTATGACATGACTAACTTAATTGCAGGTTCGGTAGGGTTTAAAACGGGTGTGAATGTCTACAAAAAGTTCAAGATTAATATTAGAGAGGAATACGGAGCGGTTGTAAGTGGTTATGCCAGTGCAGAGAGTAGTTACATTTACGCTATTAATTCGGCTCAGACGTATTTAAAACAAATTAACTCACCTATCCAAGATTCAGTTTACATGGGGTTAGGGTTGACCTATGGGACATTCTTAACCAACCAACCATCGACTATTGATATAAGAGTCGGGGATAGTTACGAATTAGGATTCTTAAACTATGCGACAAATGGGACTGACCACATGAGGGTTAAGACTTATGACGATAGTGGAACGCTACTTAAAAGTTCAACATTCGCCAATGCGTTTGTAGCTGACACAACGGATAAGGAACACTTCTTAAGTGTCTTGGTTGGCCCTGCAAATCTTAACTCATGGACTGTGGCTTCAGGTTCGGCTCAACCTATGATAGCTGACAACGTGGCTAAGTATGAAATCAGTTTTGAAAACAACACGCCTACAATAGTTTCAAATACTCTGACTTTTAAAATTGATCGTGAATGCACACGTGATGGGAATTACAATCGTTTATTTTGGCTTAATCCTTTGGGGCGAATGGATGCGTTTAATTTCACCCAAATCGCAGATGACAACATAACCGTACAAAGTTCTAACTACAATCGTTTACAAGGGACGAGAACAAGTTCAGGGATTACCTTTAATACTTACTCACACGAAAGGAGTAACTTCTTTAATTCAAGTAAACAAAAATATACTTTGAATAGTGGTTATGTGAATAGCGAAACAAGTCTTTGGCTTAAGGAGTTGGTTCAATCGCCTTTGATTTATATGATAATCGGAGGGCAGTTTGTAGCGGTCAACATTTTAACAACTGAATACCAGGCTAAGAGTACAATCAAAGAAAAACTATTTAATGTGACTATGGAAGTGGAATTGAGTGCAGACACTAAAAGACAAAGACTATGAGGCGTAACGAACTCGTAATAGGTGGATATTCAATTGACACCATTGAAGACATAGACATCAACATCACTAAGGAAGTCTACAACATAGATGACCCAAGCAAACGTCAATCAGACTTTAGCAAGTCAGTCGACATACCTGGCAGCAAGTTGAACGATTTTGTTTTTAAGTCTTTGTTTGATGTTTCCTTTAGTATAAGAAACTCAGACCAACTCAACCCCGATTTCAACCCAAGCAAAAAGGCAACTTGTATTTACTATCAAGACACTTTACAACAAATAAGTGGTTACTGTCAGCTTAACGAGATTAAGGTTTTAAACAATGACCAAGTAACCTACTCGATAACTATCTACGGAAAGAATATAGACATCTTTTCAAGGCTAACCGATAAGACATTAAACGACCTTACCAGTTTAGGAACGGCAACGTGGAACGATACTGAAATAGTAAATAGTTGGACTGCAACCTTTGACCCGACAATTAAACTTACTTACCCTATGGTCGATGTGGGGTTGGATAAGTTCGGTTTCAATGGAGATGCTTCTACGGTTATAAGTCACAACTACAATAGTTTTAAACCTTTTATTTATGTCGGGCATATAGTTAACGCTATCTTTGAAGAGGCTGAAGTACCCTTAGAGGTTGCAAGTTTCTTTAATACGGCACAATTCCAAAAGTTAATCATTCAATGTGACGTAGCTAAGTTCAAAATGAATGAAGGCGAAAAGGCTGCCAGTATTGTGACTGCGACAAGGTCAACAACTCAAACCATATCAATAGTATCAACTGCAAATGCAGGGAATTTAAGTTTAATCTATGCAAATGCATTTCAATATAACATAACGGGATTAGACCCTTTAGGTCAATACAATGCGACTACTGGAACATTCACTAAACTAATTTCAGGTTATACTAACTTTGAAGTAGAGGCAGCTTTAAACGTTGTTAATACTACTGGGCCATTAGGTAGGTTATACATTTACGCTATTCGTAAACGAGGGACTGATTATAGAATAATAGAAGAGGCACATTTAGTTATAGCTGGATATTCAACTACAACACAAAGTTTTAGAATAACGGTGAACTCAGCTGAATTATTCGCAGGGGATGAAGTTAGATTTTGTGTAGGTAATTTTTTTTTAGGGGCAACGGGAGGCACAATAGACAATAGTACACTTGGTGGGAATGTTGGATTTATAAGTTCATTTACAAATAGCTACACTCAATATGTAGATGGTCAAATAGAATACGGTCAAACATTCCCAATTGCGAGAATCCTGCCGAACATGAAACAAACGGATTTCTTAATGGCAATAATTAAGATGTTTAATCTTTACATGAGTCCGATTTATGAAACGGGGGTTGTAATTGAACCGAGAGATACTTATTACACCGATGATATAGTTGATTGGACTGAACTTTTAGACACGTCTAAAGACTTTACAATTAAGCCTCAAGGACTACTTGAAAACAAAGAGTTAGTATTTACTTATACTGAGAATGGCGATGACTTGAATAGGGACTTTAAACAAGCCACAAGTTTTAACTTTGGGTATAGGGATTTAATATTTGATAACGAGTTTGTAAAAGAGACTAAAAAAGTAGAAATACCCTTTTGTTTAATCCCCTTACAACCTGATGACGATAAGAACGTAGTAATGAGAACCATCTTTGATGGGGAAACGCAAGAGAAATCGCCTAAACCGATTATCGCTTACTTTGGAGGCATGAAGTCAGGGAAGCTGAGATATTGGAACTTTAATAATACAACGGCTACCGATTATAGTACTTATCCGTATGCAGGACACGTCGATGACTTAAACTCTCCTAACTATGATTTAGCTTTTGATGTTCAAGACTTTTATTATTACCTAACCCCTCAAAGTTCGGGAGTAACCACAACGGACAATAATTTATACAACCAATTCCATAAGAGCCAATGGGAACAAATAGGCAATAAGGATAGTAAATTAGTAGAGGCTTGGTTTAAGCTTAGACCTAATGACATTGCAAACTTAGACTTTAGAAAAACATACTGGGTAAAGGATAACGCTTACCGATTATTAACGGTTCAAGATTATGACCCGAACGGAAACTCTACAACACTATGTAAACTTTTAAAATTTGCTTATCAAGATGCGTTTGTTCCTACTATCTTACAATCAAGTGGAGGTAACGGGCAAGGAGAAAAGGACGGAGGGTATAACACTACACGCAATGTAATTAAAAAGGGCATCCTTGCAACGGGAGGCAATGTCATAAATGATAACACAAATGGTTTAGTAATAACGGGTAACGGGAATAACTTAGGAGGGGATAACGCTAACATTTTAATTCAAGGCGATAACAACGTAATCTTGCCCGGTATCACCGATGTTGTTTTGATTAACACAAGTGGTTTGACCATCGCTGAAAGTGGAGTACAATACATCGACAATATCAAAGTATTAGTCGGCAGTCCTATCAACGGGCAAGTATGGACTTATAATGCGACAAACAATCAAATAGAATTTGCGACAAATCAATTTGCAGATTTAAACTTGTTCTTCTTTAAGACTGCGAGCGATATAGGAGGTTACTATAAAATGCTCACAAGCCCATCAACGGGAGGCAGTCAAGATGTAACGGTTGCGAATTGTTCGGGGACTACTTTGTTAGCTACTTTTGTGACTGAGCCATCAAGTCCAGGCACTCTATTTATTCCTACGGGAGTCTTTAAAACTCACTTTCACGCTAAGAGAACAAACGGGGGTAATGCGACAATCTTTGCCGAAGTGTACAAACGTAACTTAGCAGGGACTGAAACGCTATTAGCGACAACTCCAGTGACTTCGACAAATATCACTTTGAGTATTGATGATTACGAATTAGAGATATACAACCCGTCTATAATTACTTTGTTGAGTACGGATAGATTAGTCATTAAGTTTTATACAGTTGTTTCGTCAGGCACTCCCGATATTGGGGTTTACATTGAAGATGCTTATTTAAGTAGATTAGAATTTCTAGCAGGCGGAGTTGGAGGCGGTGGAGGTAGTGGAACAGTAACATCTGTTGCAGCTCTGACTTTAGGTACAAGTGGCACTGATTTAAGTAGTACGGTAGCAAATTCAACTACAACACCTGTAATAACTTTAAATGTACCAACGGCATCAGCAGCTAATAGAGGAGCATTAAATTCATCAGATTGGAGTACATTCAATAGCAAACAAAAAGCAATAACAAGTGGAACGGCTGCACCTGTAGGCGGTTCTGATGGAGATATTTATTTACAGTATTTATAAAATTATTAATTAAAATAACATGGCAGCAATAACTGACTTATCCGATTTAATAAATCGACAAACAGGCGGCAATAGTGGTACTCCTGAAAATATCTTTTTTCACAAAGTGCCAAGAGTAGCAGGTGTTGCGGCAACAGCACCTGTATCAGGTAGAGGTTGTTCTTTATGGACTTATGATGGTATGCCTGCAAAGGGGGATGTACCAACAGTAGGCGATATACCTACTAAATCAACTAATGGTGCAATTCCTTTTACTGCCGCAGGTGGGGGCAGAGATAAACACTTAATAGGGGCATCTATTACTCCATTAACTGCGGGCGTGTATTTATTGTACGATAGGTTATTTCACGAGGGCGGACTTTCGGGAATTTCAACCGCAGCTCAAACTATTCAAGGCTCAACACCAACTCCCGCCCTTACTCGTAATACAGGGGGCGCAGGTAACATCGCATTTTATGAGATTTACACAATAATAGGAACAGCATCTACAACCCTTACAATGACCTACACCAATCAAGCAGGTACAGGTTCAAGAACATCAACTATTAATATAGGTGCAACGGGTTTCCGTGAGGTTACAAGAATGCAAAGAATACCTTTAGCCGCAGGAGATAGTGGAATACAAGCAATAGAGCAAATACAATTAACCGCTACTACGGGGACTGCAGGTAACTTTGGTATAACCATTGCTCAACCTTTGGCATGGATTCCAGTTGGTGCAGCTGGTACAATGGGGTGGAGAGATTACACAACAGGATTGCCCGGTATTCCCGTTATTGACCCTAATGCTTGTTTAGCACTAATGTTTATTCCAAGTGCTGCAACTGCACCTGAATTATTTGGTTCATTAGCAACAATTGAAAAATAATGGCACTAACAGACTTTGATGAATATGTAGAAAAGCTACAAGAAAATCGTGTTGC